ATGGATATTGACAGCGGTTTTTTTGTTCAGCAGGGAGATGCCTGGCAGCCGGAAACGGCATCACGTCACAACGCCGTCAATGAAATGCTGGGTTTTCTGGGCAATTTCGGCGGAGATTCGTGCGGACAGCTGCGGACAGGCAGTCCGGAAACAGTCCGCGGACAAAACGGGAGCAAGGCAACCATTCCGGCGGGCAGTTGTGTGACACTTTCTCCGCCCGACTTGACTCAGACGCGATTGTTTACAGATACTTTTGTCATCACCCCCGGTGTCATTGATCCCTGCGGGGTGACGCTGTCAGATTGTCCGCCCGGAGAAACGGTTGATGTTCAAATCAGCGGTTTGGCTACGGTACGGAAGGGTACGCCGCTTCCGCCGGATGTGATGATTCTTCCCGGGTATTATTTTTCCGATAAGGGTCTTGTGAATATCAACAATCCGGGGAATGATTTGTACCGCAACTATTTCAAGGTATCTGCCGTTGAGTTCAACGGGGAAGGCAGAATTTCAAAGGTAAGAATTTATGACGGGGGCAATCCATTATCCGGTTATGCCGGAAGAACAGATATCGATGATGTTTCCACTGCGGAGTTGGAACACAACTGTCTTCCGGGAGACAAAATTTACATGCTCTTAAAAGTTCATGAAATTGGAGGTTATCTCTATCTCACCCACGAGTTTGAGTTCAATATCATTGAAAAACAGGACGAACCCGCGATTTGTCTTGCGGAAATCAGTCGGTCCGGTACTGTTATACAGCGCTGGACGGGGGGACAGGTTTATTGGCGGAGCCGGTTTGTTCTTCCCCGGAGCAGGAGGACGACATGATGAGTCAATGGCAGAATTACGGATTTCCTGATTTGACAGGGGTATCTTTTCAGACGGCACTGTACGGTTTGACCTGTGCAGCTATGGAACGGCTGCAGGCCGTGAACACGCATGAATACGTCAGTGACAGGATATTGAATTTTTACGAAGATAAAACGATGTATTGTCATCCGATTTTCCGGATTGTCACCGATATTGATAACCTTTTTTACCGGATGAACGGTTATGTTTTACCGGATGGTTCCACTTTTTCTCTTGAAAATGCAGCCAATTATCTGCAGGAGGATTTGATTGACATGGATCAACGCTGCGATACAGAATGGATATATCCATATTCTGCATTAAAATATGAGTGGTGCATGCAGCGTTACCGTTTCATCAATCTGGCGTGGAAAACGGCTCCGTCCATGCAGTACGTCAATTTCATATATGAAAAACATGCAGGCTCAGGCGACACTTATTCAGAAGCCGTAAGCAAACTTGAACGGGAGGAATATAAAACAGTAAGTTCCAATACATTTGAAATGTCGCAGATCACGGAACGGGGAAAAGACTCCTGGAATGTCACCCGCTGTTTGCGGATTCCTGACCGGGTGAAATATCTCCTGGCTGCCCCCGGATTGCTGTGTCTGGAAATCACACCCCGAATGCTCCAGATCAACAGCAATGGCGTGGATATCCCTGAAAATGCGCTGGCATTTTCGCACAAGCATGATAATACGTTCCGTCAATGGCAGGCGTATGATTTCGGTTGCGGATTGAAATTCAACACACCGCAGATTTTTTTCTCGCAGCATATTCCGGATGGAACCGTTCCGGGGACGCTGGTGGAGTTGACCGGCTTGTATCAGAAATTGTCCAATCTCGGAAAATCCGCCTCTTTTCCTGTGCCGCAATCAGGATATGATTACAGCATGAGCGTCCGGGGGTTTTCTGCGAAACTATCCTGTTTTTGCGATCTCAGAAATTATTTTAAATTTTATGATCCGCCTGAAATGCAGAAAGCGGTTTTTGTATAATTTTTTATTCGGAGAGGAATTTTAATGAATCAAATAAATGTTATTTTAAAGTGTGATACCAATGGTGTTCAGCTCTCAGATCAATACGGGGGAAAAGTCAAAAATGCTCCGGAACTGGTGATCGGTTCTGAAGCGGAATTGCTTCTGGATTTGAGAAAAACGACAGAAAATGCCGTGGAACTTCAGGCCGTTGACGGTGGCGTGATTTCAAACTGCGAACAATATTTTTTTGCAATTGACAGGGATTTCAATTCTGCGACGGCACCGTTGTTTCTTAAAACCGGGGGAATCGAAGCACTTGTTTCAAGCGGCAGAACGGCTTTGAAAGTGTCTATCCCGAATTTTGCTTCAGAAGCTCTTTCTGCGGCACTCGGCACCGCACGCAGCAGTGAGTTCACCTGTGAGATCGCAGGTCTCAATGAGAATGGAACAGCTTGTTTTTCTCTGCTTTTTCCCCTTACGGTCCGGAACAGGTTGTATGCAGGCAGCAATGATGTTCCGGAAAGCGTGGCTTCGGATCCGGCATATCTTACTTCTGCAGAAGTCCGTGCAATCATTGCGGGTGAAGCCCATTCCGAGGCCTTGAAAACGGCTCCTGTAATCAATTCCGGCGGATTCTGGCAGGTTGGAGAAGTCGATACAGGTATTCCCGCCCGCGGACCGCAGGGCGAAAAGGGCGAAAAAGGCGAAAAAGGCGATCAGGGTATTCAGGGTATTCAGGGGGAGCGCGGTGAGGCATTTAAGATTGATGCCGCAGACACGCTTGCTGAACGCTCTCAATATGACAGTCAATCCCGAAATTTTTCTTTTCTTGCAACAGATACCGGCAATGTGTATATCAAAGCAAGCGATACTTCCGGCGATTGGTCAGACCCCGTTCCGTTCAAGGGTGATCCCGGTTACACACCTGTCCGCGGTACAGACTACTGGACTGAAGAGGACATCGCAGAAATCAAGAGTTATGTGGATGAAGCAATTTTAAACGGAGAGTGGTAACATGAGCGTAAATGAAAAAATGACGGCTTTGGCAGATGCCGTCCGTGCTAAAAGCGGAGTAATCGGAGAACTTTCCATTGACGGCATGACAACTGCGGTCAACTCCATCACGGTCGGCAGCGGTATTGATGGTTCAACAGACACACCTGTTGCAACAATGTTAAATGTTACTCCAAGTAAAAGTAACAAGATTTATTATCCAAGTGAGTACAATGCTGATTATTTTTCACAGGTTGTTGTTCAACCTATTCCCAGTGAATACATTGTTACAGAAGATGCGACTGCAACTGCTGCTGATATTACAAAGGGCAAGACCGCATACGTCAAGGGCGATTTAATAACAGGAAGAGGCATCATGCAGAGTTTTTACAAATGCGTGGAAAGCAAATTGGTTTCTCCACTTGGCGCACAAAGGAACATTGGTGATTGGTACACTCTCAGTGCTTCCACCGGTAATGCGTATAGAGCTTTTAACAACAGCGATATGTTGGTATGGGTACCAAACAGCGATGATAATCCTCCTTGGTTGCAAATCAGCTTTAAAGAGAAAAAAAAGACAAGCAGATATAAAATTGTATTTAGAGACTCAAAATTTTTTCTTACAGGAGACAAAATAGAATTATACGGAATAACTGAACTTTCAACAAAAGTATTGCTGGATAAAATAACAGTGGATGACTTCCCGTCTGGCATTGAATCATCAGGAGAAATAGAACGAGAAGTCTACATGGCTCAAGGTTTTGAAGGATACGAGACTTACCGTTTGGAATTTAGTTTTTCTATTTCATCTATTGCTATTAAATCGTTCATGCTGTTCTCCGAAGAATCAAAGTATTGGTCAGGGTACAAGGCATATTGGGATGGAGAAAAGTATGAATTTGAAAACAACGTCACAGACAGGCTCATTTTTGATGATGGTTTTTCCGTACCGTTACCGGGGAGATGCTATACCGCCGCCGAGACCACCGAAGTAAATTTAAGCGGTATTCCTTGGGGATCAGGTACAACCGCTCAGGCTTCGGATGTCTACAAAGGACTTACTGTGTATATAAATGGTGAAAAAGTCACCGGAACAATGCCTGACACGGCAGCTGTACTTGACGGAAACACCGTCACCGTTCCGGCAGGGCGTATCCGTGAAGACGTGACAGTAACTATTCCGATGGGGCGCGTACTGGTAGGCCGCGACGATTTAGACGATAACGTTATGGTTGAGGGGAGCTATTCCAACGAAGTCACTATAACGGAAGGCTATCATAATGACAGAACAGTTACAATAGGAAACGCTGTAACAGGATATACGATAACTCCAAGTGTTAATGCACAAACCATAGTACCCGGAACTTATATCACCGGTTTCCCGCTACTTATAGAGGGTGATGCAAATCTCGTTCCTGAAAACATCAAAAAAGATGTTTCTATTTTCGGCGTTACTGGCGAGTATGAAGCTGGCTTTCAGCTTGTTAAAGTCACCAACTACAATCCTGCACGGGAGGGTTTTACCGCCCCGGCGCAGGTCGAGGTGTCCGGTATTGGAACGCTCGGAAGCGTGGAAGATGAATGGTACACTGACGGTTCTGCCGCCAACGGTATATATCAGGTTACCGAAAACACGAAGTATAAAAAAGGTTATGCCCGTGTGTATAAACAAGTTGACGGCAACTACTATCTTGCCGGATACGATTCTTCTGCTGAGGAATGGTCTGACTCAAGCAGTCAATGGTTTATCGGCACGTCTCCGACAAGTTACGGCGGGAGTGCTTTGCTGTATTACGAGGGAGCTGATATCCCGGCAGGTTCAGCAACTTGGCAAAACATGAACTATGGCAACGCTACTGTTACAACAACAATAACGAATGAAACGATATCATCTCTTACCGAAACATCTCTGGCACAATCCGTAACGGCGTTTGACCCAGAGACGGCAGAATGGACCGAAGGTGATTCGGTTGATATTTCATCGTATTCAGTAACACCGTCTACAAACGGCATTTATTTTGCTCAGGACGGCAAACTCATCGGGCAACTCATTGACCGGGAACTTCACATCCCCGAAAACGGACTTGTCCGCCGTTTCAAAGCCGTTGACGGACACTTTGTTGATACCGTCTGGGGGACGGAGATGATGCCGTCCGGCGATGTCAGTTATGACGAATTGGGCTATTGCGGAAACAGTGCCGCACCAATGGCTCATGGAGGCAGTTGTTTAAGTGCTTCTAACACATTCTACTTTGGAACAAAAACAACAATGAATGTGTTTTTCAAACCGCATCATATTGTCGGTAACGCTCTTGTTTTCGGTTTCGGAGCAAAGTGGAGTGGCAGTTCAGACATGTGCGTTATTCTTAATTCCGGTTTTGGGTTCAGGGGTAATTTTAACGACGGAATTGCAACGCCTGTCCTTGGCAAGTGGAATATGTACACATTGTCAATCGAGTTGATAGCCGAGAATAAATGCAAAACTCGTTTTTATGCAAATGGAAAATTTATCGTGGAAAAGGACTTCGATACAGCTCTGCCTGACGATGCCAAGGAAATCGGTATTTTTTCCCGTTCAGCAATCGGAGGCTGGGATGAATATATTTCCGGGCAAATTGACGAAGCCTGCATTTGGGACAGAATCATGACCGATGAAGAAATCGCCGACATGGCGACCGGATTGGAAGGGTTCGACTGGGATATTCCGGAAAAGCCTTATGTTCAGGAACAGCCGGTATTGTACTTGTCCGGAGCAAATGGACGGTCTGCGGAAAGTGGTCAGTTGATTTTGGGGGACGAAGAGTCCGGCGGTAAGTTCAGCGATGGGGCTATATATAGCTACAGCGGAGATACTGTTTACCCGAATATGTATATTCCTGCATCTTCAGAATTGTTTGGTTCAGGAGATTTTTCTTTGTGTTTGAACGTTATGCCGATTGTTGCCCGAAATACTGCTACTGCATGTCCTGTTATCAACTCAGGAAGTAACAATCCCGGATTTTTCCTCAAACAGATAGATGGGGAAGGGGAATATCATCCGGGGTATTACGCCGGAACAGAGTTGGTATGCACATCTGAGTCTGTACCGCTGTCGGAATGGACATATATTATTATAACCTGTAAAAATGGTACATTACGCATGTACAAAAAAGGTGTCTTGTGTATGTCACAAAGCATTACCGGATCACATCTGCCCATAACAAGCAATCAGATCAGATTGTTCAGAGAAGCGGGTTACAGTTATGGGTTCAAAGGTGCTGTCCGCAACATCCGGCTTTACAACCGCGCTATTACAGATGACGAAATTGCCGAGCTTTCCGGAATACCGAAAGAGGAGGCATAATGCTTAAAGTAGCAGTTCACAATGAGGATGAAAAGGGCAATGTGTATACGCTGCTTGAGGACGTGACTGTTCTCTGGCAGACGAACACGCTCGTCATCCCCGCCGGATTCAAAAGCGACGGGGCAAGTGTGCCGCGCTTTTTCTGGCGGAGCGTCTTTCCGCCCGGCGACAGCCGGGCGCTGACCGCCGCTTTCGCCCATGATTTCGTTTACCGAACCCATCCGGCAGGCTGGACGCGCAAAATGGCAGACGATATGTTCTATGACCTTTTGCGTGAAGATGGTGTCGGCTGGTTCAACGCTCAAGCCGCCTATTGGGGCGTGAGGTTGTTCGGTTTTTCAAGTTGGAAAGGATAAAATAAAATGAATATACCAACAAACGTATTCTGGGAGATCATGCTGGTACTGGGCGGTTTCGTTTTCGGAACTCTTCTGGGACACCACGCACAAATCGGCAAACGTGTGACTTACGACGAATGTTCAAAAAAACGGGACAAATGTCCCTGCATAAAAGATATTGAAGAAATAAAACACTCTATGGAACGGGAACGATGATCATGATTGCAAAGAAAATCACAATGTATTATATCGTCACTCTTGCGGCTCTTCTGACATCCGGGTGCAGTCACAACATCCACGTCAAAGGGTGGGGAATTGCCTCACCCTGCGGCGCAATCGGCTGCGGCTCTTTCAGTTGTGTCAAAGATAATACGACTGTTGAAGTTACTGAAAAAACGCCGCAGATGAAAAGCAAAGTGAAGTTTGCTGTCGGCGACCAGATGACCGGATATGAGCTTACAGCTCTGAAATCCTGCGGACAACAATACCGATCCACTCCAGATCAGCCGGAGCAAAAGAGATGATTTTGCCCTCGGGGTTGTCGCTGGTCAGAAGCAAATGTCCTTCGCCGCGATGAAATCTTTTGCAGACGACAGTTTCAGGGTATTTGTCATTTTCAACGAATTTAGCCACAACGATTTTATTGTTCGGCACTTCGTCAAGAGAAAGGACAGGTTCCACGAGAATAATATCATTGTCAGAAAGTTTTGGTTCCATTGAAATACCGCAGACTCTGAACGCAAGCGTATCTTTTCTGCCGCCGATGGGAACAGGAACAGTATCGGTATATTCAGGATTCCACTTTCTGCAAAGGGTGTTGTCTCCCGCTGCCAGCTGCGCCAGAGAACTGGCGGCGTTCGCCCAGTCAACGATGGGGATCGGACGCACCAGCTGACCGCCGCTGCGGAAAAATCCGAAAGGCAGAAGCATATCTCTTTCACCGGGTGTCAGAGGTGCTTGTGCCGGATCAAGTTCAAGTGTGTTGAAAATAAGCGACAGCATATCGGGGAACCAGTTGATTTCTCCGGCGAGCAGCCGCGTGACTGTGTTGACGGAATCGTAACCTGAAAGACGTGTGAGTTCTCCAGGGGTGGTGATACCGTATTTCATCATGCCGTCTTTGATGAACTCCCGCAATTCCGGGGTATTGCAAACAGTTTCCGCCGTATTTACCGGAGGAGTCTGCGGTTCAAGGAATCTTGCAAGTTTTTCCCAGTTGGCATCGCTGATGGACTTGACCCGTCCTGAAAGGTAACGTGAAATATTGGCGGCATCTATACCGCAGCGGCGGGCAAATTCTCCGGCGCCTCCGGCACGTTCTGCGGCAAGGCGCAGACGCTCACGCAGGGTGTCTGTAATTTTCATAACGGCAAATCCTCTGTTTGGTTTTGTTTCAAAGTTAATTTAACACGTTTTATGCACACTTGCAAGTTTTTTTTGAAAAATTTTGATTTTACGACTTGAAAAATTGCATGCATGCAATTATATTGTTATTGTAATCTCCCCTGATGAGACTGAATCAAGGGTTGGTGTGTTTTTTTTGCCCGTTTTATTGCATGCGTGCAACAAAACAAGTGATTAAAGGAGTTTTTTATGCAACAAATTAATGATCCGATGATTTCGTGCAACGGCAGAGTTTATTCTCTTGCGGGATTGAAATTGCTTTTGAAAGAGGTGACGAAGGGCGTTTCAGATGGAAAGAGTAAAATTTCAGAAAGGAAAAAGAAGAATGGGAAAGTTTGAAAGCGCGATTCTGCCGCAGCTGGAAAAAATCCGGGCAAGAATTGAAAGCGGTATCTCCTGCGCAGCACTTGCCCGGGAACTGGGAATTTCTCTCTCAACACTCAACCGCTGCCGGAAACAGCATCCGGAGTTCGGAGAACTTTTTGCAGATGCCGAATCCGCCCGTGATGATCTGGTTGAAGAGGCCCTGCTCCGTCGGGCGACCGGTTACGAAAACAGTGACGGCAAAGAAATTCCGCCCGATGTCCGCGCCGCAGTGTTCTGGCTCAAGAACCGCCGTCCCGAAGACTGGCAGGATCGCCGTGAAATCGCCCTGTCTGAACCGGTTAAGATAGAATTGAAACCTGAAGAAAAAGATCTGTAACAAAATGAAAGAAAGAATGAATGCAATGCTCTTCACCCGGTGTCATCCGGAGTATATCAAAAGTGAACGCATCTGGCGCCGCAGTGCCGCCGCTTATTCCGGCGGTGCGGAATATATTGAAGAGGCCCTGATACGGCACGTTTCTGAAATCGATATCGAGTTTGAAGAACGCCGCCGCCGTGCTTATTACTTCAACTATCCCCGTGCGATCGCCCGCAGAATCACTCAGTATGTTCTGGCACACGATCCGCAGCGCAGCGGCGGAGATCCGGAGCTGATTGAGGATTTCAGCCGCACCGGGTTGCGGGTCAATGAAGTCATGCGGCAGCTTTCCACGCTGCTCAATGTCTACGGCAGAACCTGGCTGATGGTGGAGTCCCCGAACTTTGACGGAAAAGTTGATCTGGAACGCGCCCGGCGTGAACGTCTGCGTCCCTACTGCCGCGCCCTGTCTCCTTTGCATGTGACCGACTGGGCATACGGAGATGACGGCAGACTGCTGTGGGTCCTGCTCAAAGAAAATGTGTTTGACAACAGTGATCCCTTTTCAACGCCCCGGCGTTACAGCCGCAGACGTCTGATTGAAAGGGACAGATGGCGGCTGTTTGAATCCTCAACTGCCGGTATCGCTGAAATTGCCGGCGGCGTCAATCCGGCGGGCTGCGTGCCGCTGATTGAAATCACGGAACCCGACGGTTTCGGACTGGATGCCCGGCACTGGTTTGAAGATGTAGTCCGTATCAGCGAGGCGATTCTCAACAACGAGTCCGAGGCGCAGATGAATGTTGTCAAACAGATGTTCGGAATGCTTGTGGTTTCAGATGCCTTTGTCCGGGGCGGCAAAAGCCGGCAGAACGGCAATTCAGGCAGCAACTTTGCCGCAACCGTGGCGCGTTCAGCCGCCATCGTGGAGTCAGTCGAAGAAAAGGGTATCAGCCGCTTCATCAGCCCGAGCGGCGTGGAAAATGCCGCCATCCGTGCCGAGAACATCAGTTTGAAACGGGAGCTTTATGATGTGGTGGGACTGGCGGTTCAATCGCCGTCACGAGAGGCGCAGACGGCTGAATCCAAAGCATGGGATTTTCAGAATGTCTGTCAGTTTCTCTCCGCCCGGGCGGATCTGCTGGAACAGGCTGAAAAAGCCGCCTGGAGTCTCATGCAGAAATTTGATCCGGGCATTCACATACCGCAGATTTCCTACAGCCGCAAGTTTGCCGTCCGCGATCTTGCCGACTCCATCGGAGGTCTGCTGCAGCTCAGGGAACTGGAATCCGGACCGTCATTCCGCCGGGCATTGTCCCGTTCGGCTCTTGATCTTCTGGATGCGGTCGGCAACGTGGGAAACACCGACCGCAAAATGATCCTTGATGAAATCGAAAACACTCAAACACAGGAATAAATGATGAAAGTCAATTACAACCAACTCATTCAAAAAATGCTTTCAGGAGAGTCCCTCAACGCTCTTGAACGTGCCGAACTTGAAAACTTTGATGCCGATTCTCTGATTCAGGAGAAGGAAAACGTCACCCGCGAAAGGGATCAGCTCAAGTCGGAACACATCAGCTTGAAGAGAGGACAGCAGCTGCGTGATATCGCACGGCGTTTCAATTGCAGCGATCCTGATTTTCTTGATTTTCTCGCCTCCAGGAACGGGCTTGATCTGGAGAACTCTGACGCCGTGGCGGCCTTTGTCGCCGACATGCAGAAAAGCAGTCCGCACTGTTTTTACTCTTCCGTTAAAAGCGGCGGCGGCTCCGTCAGCAGCGTTTCTGAAAGCGGAACACCCGACATTCCGGCACACGACCGTATCGGCAGAATCGCCGCAAGTCTTGCCGGAGCGCCGGAACAGCAGTAACAAATTTCAAAGAAAGGAAAAATCATTATGCTTTACACTTACAGCTTTGCCAACACCCGCCGCGATCTTGCCGATATCTTTTCAAGCGTGATCAAGGATGAACCCCGTTTTATCAGCAACTTCAAACGCGTTGCCGACGCCACCGCCCGGAAACACGAATGGCTTGAAGATCAGATTTCCGGTCGTGCCGTCACTGCTTTGTCCGCTTCGGGCAACACCCTGACCCTCTCTTCCGGAGAAGGCAAAAAACTCCGTCAGGGAACGCTTGTCACGCTTGAGGGGGATTCCGCGCTCTTTGCCGTCAAAAGTATCAATAAAGACGAAGTGACTGTTGAACTTGCCTCTGCCAACGGCAGTGCGCTTTCTGCTCTGCCTGCTGAGGGCGGTATCTTCAAAATCGTCTCCACGCCGATGGAGGAAGCCACCGTCAACGGCGATGGTGAAGAAAACTGCGCTCTTGCCGGAGTCAATTACAACTGCACTCAGATTTTCCGTAAAGAGATCGTTCTTTCAGGCAGTGCTCTTGCTGTCGGAGTCTGGGGTAATGCCGATAATCAGCTCAACCGTCAGACTGCCGTTGCTCTGGCAGATTTGTCGCGCGACCTCAACCGTGTCGCCCTTTTCGGCAGACGTATTGAGGTTTCTGCCGGAGTCCGCGGCGAAGCGGGCGGTCTGTATGCCTTTGCCACCGGTGCCGGTGCGCTTGAAATTGATGCCAAGTCTGCCGTTCTTGATAGTTTCCTTGTCAACGATGCCGCCCAGATGGTGATGGCAGAGGGCGGAGAACCCATGCAGATTCTGTGCAGCCCGGGACAGGCGCGTGTCATTTCCTGCGAATACAAAGACCGTCTTCAGGTTCTGCGCTCCGACGACCGCCGCGGTGCCTACGTTGCCGTGATCGTCAACGAGATCAACGGCAGAGGGTTGACTGTCATGGCTGATCCCGACGTGCCGGATACCGACTGCTGGCTGATCGACCCCAGCGGTTTCGGTCTCTCCAACCTGCGCGGACGCGCCATCTCTGACAGCGACTCCACCCCGAAGGGTTTTGACGGTATCCGCCGCACGGCGCTCGGAGAACTCACCTTTGAGTTCAAAAACGCCAAACAGCGCTGCTGCCGTATCAGAGGTCTTGCCGCAAGTGCCGCCGCACTGGCATCCTTCCGTGCCGCCTGATAAAACTTTTTTCTGCGTTCCCCGGAGATACTTTTCTCCGGGGAGATTTCTCTGAACTTCCACCGGAAAAAAAGGAGTATTCTGTGATATTGATTGAAACAGCACAAAAATACTTTAACGAACATCTGCTGGGTGAATTTTTTCTTGAAAGCGGAAGTGCGCTCTCTCTTGCCGCGCTCCGCATGGCTGAAAATGACGTAAGAACCCGGCTTGATGTTCTTCCTGATGAACAGGAGTCCGATTATATTGCCGCCGTCTGTGAACAGGCCGTTTTTCTGCTGATGCACAAAGATCATCTGATTCCCGGAGATAAAAATGTTGTCTCCGAAACCATTGAGGGACTGGGCAGTTTCACCTATGCCGGAAACGAAAAAATCTTTGCGCCCAGAACTGAAATCTTTATTGAAAGCATCAACAAACGATACCGTTCCTCCGCTTCAATTATCAACATCAACCGTGGGTGAAAATATGTCTGAAAACTTAGATTGCTACGGCAAATTTACGCAGTCTTCTGCCTGCAATGATTGCTGTTATTATGATTCCTGCCGTTATTACAAAGCCTCTGCGCCCGGTGTCAACCGGGGATTGAATTTGCCGAGTCTTGATTGCATAAGTGACTATTGTTCCACCCGGCGCAGTTCCGAACCTGTTCCGGGAGAGGATGATAGTGAAAGCAAAGCGCAGGAGCGTGTTCTTACGCTCTCTGAACTTGCTCACTTTTTCCGCTATCTTCTGGAGCTTGACAGTTACACGCTGGAAATACTCCGCGAAATCATCGCGCCTGTTTCCGGTAAAAAGTGCAATATTGCCGATTTGTGCAAACTGCATAACGTCAGCCGTCAATCCATGCACCGGAAAATTTTCAGAGTGATATTCAAACGTCCTGAATTGCGGCAGCTTCTGCGCTCCACGCTTGACAGACTGCCGCCGCGTCAAACCGTCTGAGTAAAATCATGGCAGATTTTGAATACACAGCCGCCCAGAAGGCGGCTTTTTCACTGATTTCAGGCAGCAGTAAATACATCATGCTTTTCGGCGGCAGCCGGTCGGGAAAAACCTTTGCGCTCTGCTGTGCGCTGGCAATCCGCGCACTCAAAGCCCCGGGCAGCCGTCATGCGGTCATCCGCCGTCACTTCAACGGTGTAAAAACTTCGATCGGTATGGATACTCTTCCCAAAGTCATGAAACTGCGGTTCCCTGAAGTGAAATACACATTCAATAAAAGCGAAAATTATTTTTCTTTTCCCAACGGTTCGGAAATCTGGCTTGCCGGACTTGATGATGCCCAGAGGGCAGATAAAATTCTCGGCAAGGAATTTGCAACCGTGTATTTCAACGAATGCAGTGAACTTGATTACAGCAGTGTGATGACTGCATTGACCCGTCTGGCTCAGAATGTCCCCCGACTGCGGAACAAGGCTCTCTTTGACTGCAATCCGCCGGGAAAAACGCATTGGACTTACCGGGTATTCATTGAAAAAGTCGATCCCGTTGACCGCGTGGCTCTGCGTAACGCTGCGGACTACGCCGCCATTAAAATCAATCCGCAAGACAACGCCGCCAATCTGCCGTCAGGATACATTGAAAATACCCTTGCCGGTCTCCCCGAAAAACAGCGGCGGCGTTTTCTTGAGGGGAGTTTTTCAGATGAATGTGCCGGAGCTCTCTGGAAACAGAAAATGCTGGATGACACAAGAGTTATTTCTCTGCCTGAACTTGAAAGGATCGTCATCGGCGTAGACCCTGCGGTCACCGCCGGAGAGAAAAGCGACTTAACCGGTATCGTCGCCGCTGCACGCGGCACAGACGGCAGATATTATATTCTTGCCGACCGCAGCTGCCGGGGTTCTCCGCTTGAATGGGCTAAGGAAGTCGTCAAATTGTACAACGAACTTGAAGCAGACAGAGTTGTCGGAGAAGTCAACAACGGCGGAGACTTGATCGAAAGTCTTTTGCGCGAATTTGAACCGGATATCTGTTTCAAAGCGGTGCGTGCTTCACACGGCAAAATCACCCGTGCCGAGCCCGTTGCGGCTCTATACGAAAAAGGAAAAGTCTCCCATCACGGCATCTTCCGCGAACTTGAGGACGAAATGACCGGATACTCCCCGCTTGTTTCCCTCAAATCCCCCGACAGAATGGACGCCCTCGTCTGGGCACTCACCGAACTGGTTCAGCCCCTTCCCCGCTTTTTTGTTGTTTGA